TTATTTGAAGAGGGCTTGCTCGTCGCTTTCCAGAGTGCGCAAGGTTTCGCCTATGAGCGCATTCAGCTCAGCGTAAGCGATGCCCATGAGATAGAGGTTGTGATTAGACTCATCCTCCGAGTTTGCCATACACACCTTAGTAGCTTTGCTTGAAAGCTCATCAGCTTTTTGGCGAACCTTCTCTGCTTCTACCCGCACTGAGTAGATAGTCGTCTGTCGCTGACATACGCGGAATTTCTCATTGACGCTTTCGTCAATTGAGCTCTTGCCCCACTGCACCCCTTTCCTGGATGAAATGGAGTCGTGGAGATTTACCATCCCGCAGCATCTTGCAAGGTCTGCGGCGGTTTCCTGTAACGCTTCGAGATACTTCCTCTGTTGTTCTATACGTTGCAGCAGGATGACTTCTTTTCGCTTCTCTAATCGAGCTTCGCGATCTACTGCTGCTTTCCTGCGTTCAGAGAGTGAGTCGAAGACGGCTTTTAAGAGAAGCCCGAGTACGAGCGTGACGACAGGGAACCATGTTGCTGGACTGATGCTTTCCATAAATTGCAGCTCCAAATCAGGATGCCCCCGATTAGGCCTATCCGGAGCGCGCCCTGCAACGCCTCACCAGAATTCCTGCTCTATTGATCGCATTGGATTGAGCCTCACCGCATCTTGCAAGTGATCTGGCGACAGATGTGCATAGCGCATCGTCATCGCCAACGACGTATGCCCCAGGATTTTCTGCAGCGTCAGGATATTCCCGCCATTCATCATGAAGTGCGACGCGAAGGTGTGGCGCAACACGTGGGACGCCTGGCCAGTGGGGAGGGTGATACAGGTCTTGATGGTCTGATCGAAGCTGTTACGGCAGTTCGAGAAAGTCCCGTGCCTGGCGAAGTGACCCTGCAGGGCGTCCTCGAGGACGCTATCGATAGGCACCGACCGAGCCCGCTTCGACTTCGTGTTCACGAAGGTCACGCAACCTCCGCGTACACGTCCAGGAACAAGCCCCTCAGCCTCTCCCCAGCGTGCTCCTGTTGCCAGACAGACCCTCGCCACCATTTCCACGTGTGGCGTCTTACAGCGCTTCCTGATGGCTTCAAACAGCGTGCGTATCTGCTCCTCGGCCAACCAGGTCAATTCCCGCTCCTGGAGCTTGAGCAACTTCACCCGCTGCAGCGGATTCGCATAGTCGATCTCGCCCAACTGGTGCAGCTCGTTGTACACCGCCCGCAGATACCCCAGCCTGTTGTTCAACGTCTTGCCATGCGCTCCTGCGGCCAGCTGCTGCGCCCGGTACTCCGTGTACTGGTTGCCCGTCAGCTGCAGCGCTACCGGGTCTCCCAGGTCCTGGGCCAGCTGCAGCAACAGCCGCGTGCGATTCTCGCCATCGCTCAACGCATGGCCATGCAGAACACTCCAGCGCTCGACCAGTTCGGAAAGCCTCCGCCGATCCTTGGGCTGCGGGTTCCATTCCGGATTCTGCGCCAGGCGCTGACGTATCAAAGATTCGAAGCGTTGCGCCTCGGCTTTGGTTTTGAATCGGCGCCGGAATCGTTTCCCTTTGAGGGGCTCTAGATCGGCTAGCCATACCCCGTCGTCTAGTTTTTTAATCATTATACTTGCTCCAAAATTCCATTTATGAAGCAGGTGTTTCAATAAGGCAATTTAGCTTAATAGAGTGCAGGTGTGTGCAAGTTAATAAATGAATTGAATTATCTTGACTGTAGAGGTCGCAGCGATAACTGCGATAAAGGTATAAAGGGGGATTGTTACTTTTTTTCTTCCAAAAATAACTGTTTCGGTGATGGGGCGGAAAACGAAATCGGTTGCCTTGTCAATGAGGTTTATTGAGCGTGATGGGCTGGCCGGTATCGATAAATCAATTCCGCAAAGCCATTGCATGTCGCGAAGCTTTCTATATAAGGTTCGGTCGCTTAGCTCGTATTTTCCTATTTTGTCTGTGCTCCAGAATATAATATTTTTGGAAAAACTCCACAGTATGGAAATATTCAAAATTAATGTTGGGGCGACTGCTAGTAAGAGCAGCGTCAGCTTTGTAGTTATTGTCTTGAATGCATAGAGAATCGTTTCTGAATTTTCAAAGACATAGTCTTTTTCCAGGATTGTGGTGATGAGTACGCTAGCAAGTATGGTTAAAATAATTGCTAATAGGGCAATTACTCTGTCTATTTTTGGAAGCCGGAAGAATCCCTTCGCTAGCTCCATTTGATCGTTTCCTGATTTTATTTGTATGCTCTGCCATTCTTCCCACTCCTTCTGTATCGTTTTGCTGATCTTAGCGAGATCATTTTGCTCGCAGTTATATTTCGTTGTTAGCCAAATAACTTTATGCCTTGCGATTTCTGCAAGAGGGCTGCTGTCGGAGGAAACTAATCCGTCCTCTAAAGGTACAACTTTTTTTGCTTTTATAATGGCGGTTTTGTTTGCGATGTGAATGGCTAAGAAGAAAAACAAAATCTGAAGCGAGAGGAGTAATAGTCCGGCTATCTGAAAGTCGCTACCATCCTGTGGTACGTATTTTGATATAAACGCTAGCGAGCAAAATGTAAAAACTATTAGGAATAAAATCCAATAGAAAAATTTATCTTTGAATAGGCTGGCTACCGGGATCCCGTAGAAGATATTCGTGTATTCTTTTGCCGCAGTGATGATTGATACTACATTCAGGTTTGTCATTGGTTAGTTCTTTCAAGGTTCGTCAAGTCTAATTCGCAGAGCAGATAGAGGTCTCTTTTAAGTATGTTTCTGCTTTTTTGGCTACAGAATTTTTTAGTGCCTATGTCAAGTAAGTAGCTTATTGATGTTGAAAGAATAGCTCCAATAAAAGATAGGAGTAGAGTGGCTTCTAGTGCCAAGATTAAAAGCAAGAAAGCTATCCATATGTAATTTTGATTGGTGGATGCTAGGCTAAATAGTGTGGTAGGGGATTCTATTATTTTTTGCCCACTTATCGTTATAAGAGCTGCGGCTATTGGTAAGCCAAATCCTATAACCCATTTAGGCATCCTCGTTAGCCATGCCATAAATCTGCTATCTAAGCTTGCTAGAATCTTGTCTTGCCTTTGAATGCATTGCTCTAGCTGGTTTAGTTTTTCGGCAAGTGCAGGGTATAGATGAGGGGAGATGTTAAGCTCTCTCTTGAGCCAGGACCTTCTGTGCTCTCTATCGTGTAATATAACTTTGGGGTCGCAAGACTCGACTAATCTTAGCTTTTTGAGTTTGCTCTCCATTTGAATTGAGTCGTGCCATATCTTTAATATTAAGGCGATAAATTCTACTGTGTAGAGCAGAATTAGTGTGGCTATGGCTTGAACTTTCTTTTGATCTTGCCAAAGGTGAAAACCGTAATATAGTAAAAATGGGAGTGTGGAAAATAGGGCTATAAATAGGATGAATTTCTTTTGCCTAAATGAACTCCACCGGACATGGTTCTCAAATGTATTGTTGTAATCTTTTGCTATTCTAACCAGATCGGTGTATTTGACTGTCCCAATCATAAAGGTCCTCCTTGTATGCAATATATTGTACGGACAGTTTTTCTGAAATCAATATGCCATTACAGGTTGCGATCATGTATCCTGGGGCGCTGCATTCAAGCTGGGGGAGCGCGCGATGCCAGTGGTGATTACTGAGAATGATATTTCGGTATGGGCTGATGTGACTGGAAAGGAATATCATTTCCCTAGACGATACAGGAACTTGCTGCTACCAGGGACGAGGGTGGTCTATTACAAAGGACGTATGACTGACTCGCATTTTGAGAGTTCGCGGTTGAGTAAGAAACCTCACTACTTTGGCCTGGCCACCGTCGATGAGGTGTTTTCTGATCCTGCGAGTTCTAAAGGTGATCTCTATGCCTTTTTAAAAGATTTTCAGCTTTTTGAACGTGCAGTGCTCGCTAAGCAGGAAGGGAAGTACTTTGAAGAGATTTCTGCATCCAAAGCCACTAATTATTGGCGCGACGCTGTCCGGGTTATAAGCGCGGATGTATATAAAAGTATATTTAATGTGGCAGTCCTGGGAGGGGCTTGGTCATCACAGGTGAAGGATGGAAAAGGGCGGTATGCGGTCCTTGGGGAGTTTGAGTCGAGGGAGGAGGGGAAACCCTCCAAGGTGTATAGTACTCGTTATGAACGCGACCCCAAGCTACGTCAGCAGGCAATTGAAATTCATGGCGTAACTTGCAAAGGATGTGAGTTTAACTTCGAGAAGGAGTATGGCGAGTATGCTAAGGGAATCGTGCATATTCACCATCTGGCGCCAGTCTCTGAGTACGAGGGAGGGCGTCTTGTTGATCCTCGAAAAGATTTGATTCCTCTCTGCCCAAACTGTCATGCCGTAGTGCATAGAAGAAAAGAATCTACCTTAAGTTTAGATCAGCTTAGGAATTTAGTTAGATTGCACGTCAGCTAAGATCTTGAAAAGGTCAGTAGCTATTCTGGAGTAAAGGTTTTGGGCCAGTCAGGTGTAAGAGTTTGCTTATGCTGCCCATCACTCCTGCTTGCCTGGCTCTCTGTCTTGCGCGCCATATTGAATTTCTTCGAACTCTTTTAGTGCGTAGGATGAGTCGTCTGTTAGTTGTCCAAATTTCTGGTATATCAGTTTAAATTCGCTAATTTTTTCTTTTTCTACTTCCAACATGCGAAACAAAAAAGTTGTGCGGGTAATGGCTAGTGTGCAGCAGTCAAAGACTAGCCTGGCTGCATGTGCGAGGGTTTGAGCGCGCGCATTCTCTGGCGATCTTTGGTATCGGTCCCAAACCATTCCAACGCCATCAGCATCCATATGAGCTAGATTGCTGCTAATGAAATAATTATGTAAGAGGGCGGTTATGCAATTGAGTTCTATTCGAGGGGATTTGCTGAATTCTCTTATTATCTCAGTAACTGACCACTTCTGATTCAGTAGTGCAATGGATTTTTTGTTGTATTTCTCCCGGAGTTTTTCTTTTTCACTTTGCGATAAAATAAGATCTGTTAGGCCTCTTGAAGGGGTTTCTAATGATGTTTTTATTGTTTCCTCTATTTTGTCGCTTCTTCTAAGGCGTGACATTTCCGGCATTATTTTCCAGAATTCATTTGCTTTTTCAAATATTTGATCTTTATCTCCGGTGGTAAGGTAGAGGAATTTTATGCTGCCTTCTATTAGCGCTCTTTCTATTATTTCGGCATCCCATTCTTTTCCAGCTTGGACTAGAATTAGGCAGCTTTCACTTGTTAGATGACAGCTAATGTATAGCTGTGCGTAGACAAATCTTACTAATGGGTGGGCTCCTTTGTAATCATTAGAAAGTATATCTTTACTTAAATCGAAGCAGTCTCTAATGATGTCGTTGGCTGTTATGGCCCATTGGCGCTTTTTAAGTGCGTCATTGATCAGATGCTTATCATATCCTTGATCCATTTTATTTCCATGTTGGAGTTTTTAGGGGCTTTAATTAGATTGCTTATGCTTTTTGTTTTTGAACCAACGCAGTGCAACCCTCCTTGTTAGCTCGATTCCGCGTTGGCTGTGGGCAAGTTTTCAAATGCCTCGTCGTATTCGGGGCTGGTCTGCCCTACGGCAGGCTCAATCCTACCGGTGACCAACCACAGCGCGTACTCAGGCGCGATCTCTACGATGACCTTGATGTCATCTTCGTTTACTCGGCGAGCTCCTTTTCGAAGGGCATACCACTTTTCCCGGTCGATTCCGCTTAGCTGCTCTAGCCGTTTGGCTGTCAGCTTTTTTCGTTCAAGGATGGCGATTATTCGCTCTTTCATTCTCTCAATTTCGTCAGCGCAAAAGGACGCGGGCTGATTGCTGCCATTTCCCGTCACATCATAATCGGCACTGTATCTCCGGCATTATTTGCCGGACCCATATCGCCGGTAATGACATCTGATAGTGCAGGAATGTGCATGGAACTGGAAGATCTGAAGTCTGAGCAATTCGTGAACTGCCCGCCTTTGATGCCTTGGCGGCAATTTGCAGTTTGGATTCGTATGGAGGAAGACCAGGAGCGCGTCCGCGGTTGGATCGACAAGGGCTATCTGCCCACCCTCCGCATGGGCCGTCACCGCATGGTGAACGTCGTCCTGGTGGTGAAGCAGCTCCTGGAGCAGGAGGACTTCTGATGGACTTCGCCGACGCCCTCAACCGAGTGGCCCAACGCCTGGAGCGGCTCTTCCACGTATCGGCGGAGCGAGTGGCCAACGAGCGCGAGCAGCTCCTGGGCTACCTCACCGCACTCCATGACTTCGGCGTGATCGACTGGTGCGAGCGCGCCGAGCTGGCCCATATGGCCTATCAGGCCTCCAAGCGCTGCGGTTTGATTCCGCGCGACCGCGATGGCGCCGACACCACTCCCCAAGCCGGCCGCTACGTCGTTCAGAGCAGCCTGCCCCACGCGGGCTCCCCCTCCGGAGCCCGCTGGGTCGATACCTACACCGCCGACACACGCGGCAACTGCGAGCTCTGGCTCTACTGCATCCTCACCAACCGCATCGGCCGCCAGCGTTCCCGCGAGAACTACCGCGTGATCGAACAGCAGCTGGAGAGCCATAGCCACAAACTCTCCCAGCAGCCCGTCGCGGCGAGGAGGCACGATGCTTAGTTACCTCCTCATGACTGCGGCCCTTGCGCTCGCCGTCGGCCTCCCATTCGAGTTTCGGCAACCGCTCGCTAACACCTGGGCTGCCCATATAGCGCTCTGCCTGCTGCTCACCGTAACGCTGTGGGTCCTGCCGGCGACCGCCATTGCCGCGTTTCTCTACGGCCTGTACTGGCTCGCACTGCAAGGGGCGGCACTATGAAAGCCCTTCTGTTCATCGCCCTCGGCGCCGCTGCCGCTCTGCTGCTCCTGGTTATCGTCGATCACGGCACCACTCAATGCGCCGCGCGCCCTGGGCCAACAACCGCCGCCGAATGGATCGGCAACCTCCCTTGCTGGATCGCATCTACCGCCATTGATCTGCTCCGCTGGGTATTCACGACGGGGATGGGGCTATGAGCCATGCAACTCATCTCCCACTACCTGCATCGCCCACACGCAGCGGGCTGCGACTGCTCTGTGTGCTTTGTCACAAGGCTGGGGCCCGTATTGCCCAACCAGTGGTTGTGCGCCGACTGCCAGCCCCCTGGGCGCCCCTATCTGCTAGATGGCCGCTGGCTCTGCCGTCGCCGTTCCTACTGCGTGAAGCACGACCCAAGCCGCCGACCGCCGAAGTACTGGCACGTTGTCTACGACAGCGGCAAGCCGACACCCTTCGTCCCCATCCGCGAGCCTTTCGAGCTGGAGGGCTGAACCATGACCACTAACCCCGTTCCGCACCTGATCTTCTGGCTGCTGCTCGTGGCCTGCGCGCTGCTGGTGGGCCGCTACCACGCTCGCCATACCGTCCGCACCTGGGCTAACCCGGTCCAGGGCCGCCGCACCGGCTTGTCCGAACACGCCCTACCGTTCGGGCAAACGGAGCGCCGGGCGAAGCGCACCCTTGACCGCGCCCCGCCCTGAACAGCCTGACGGCGGCTGCTCCGGTCAGCTCTACCGACCGGGGCGGCCTGCCTCCCGGCGAGGGCGGGGATGACAAGGGGCGGAGCCCCTTGGTGTCAGCCCGGCCCATCGCCCACACCACGATCACCAACGAGCACTAACACCCCCGCTGAATGAACGGCAAAACCAGCCGCATTGCAGCAGCGGGCCAACTCACGCCCGAAAAAGGGCGAACCAGGAGATCCACCATGCAATTCGAACTCATCGCTCTGTGCCTCAACGTCAAGAAAGTCACCGTCGAAGGCCGCACCTACTGCTCCGCCATCATCGCCCGCGAACCCATGACCGAGCAGGAACGCCAACAGAACCGCGGCTACCTGGTGCAGAAGGTCAGCGCGGAAACCACCGTCTTCGACCAGATCACCGACCTCGATAAACCCGGCCCGCGCAAGTTCATCGCCACCCTGGTGAACGCCGCCGGCGGCAAGAGCCAACCGCACCTGATGGCCGTCGTGCCGGGTATCCCCAGCACCAAAGAGCCCACCCCGAAAGCCGCTGCGTAAGAGAGGAGAGGGCACATGAACCAGGACGGCTACCTCTTCTGTGATCGCTGCGGCAGCGCCATCGGCCACCTGTGGAACGAACCGGTAGTCGCCCCCGCTCTGCTGCCCGAACCCAACCGCCACCTCTGCCCGGACTGCATCGAGCTAACCGAGCTGAACGACGTGGAGGACGAGTAAATGGGCGTTGTTGCCGTACAGGTCTGCACCAGCTGGGCGTCCACCGCGGACGGCCTGATGCGCTGCCAGCAGCTCGAATGGCAACAGGCCTACCTGATACCGCCCGAAGCCGCCGGAGCTGTGGAGCTCCTGGCCAACGGTGGGTTCTCCCTGGAGGCCTTCAGCATCGGTGCTGCGGGCGTCCTGGGAGCCTTCGTGACGGGCCTGCTGACGGGCTGGGTCGCGTCACTTCTCCGTAAAGCCCGATAGAGAGGAAACAACCATGAACGCACTGCAAAACATCAACCCGGTAACCGCCTTCCGCAACCTGTGCATCGCCGGCGCCGTTACCGCCGCCAGCTCCGTCCCCGCCTGGGCCGGCAGCGTCATCGACACCTCGGCGGTGGAAAGCGCCATCAGCGACGGCAAGCAGGACATGTCCAACATCGGCGGCTACATCGTCGGCGCCCTGGTCATCCTCGCCTGCGCAGGCCTGATCTACAGCATGTTGCGCAAGGCGTAACCCTTGCTGTGGTCGGTGTGGTTGGGGGCGTTCTTCGCCGGCGCCTTCATCACCGGGTACCGCTGCGGCGAATTCTTCTGACGCGCTGACATGACAGCGGAAGCCCCCACGGTGCGCCGTTGGGGGCTTTTTTCGGCCTGGAGTTATCCATGGTGAGGCAATGGTTACTGGCGATGGTGCTGCTTCTGGCTGCGGGGCAGGTCGGGGCGGTGGAGTACTACTGGATCGACTCGCGCAACGCTACCTCTTCCAATCCGCCTAAATTCAAGAGTGCTTACGAAGCTTGTATGAAGAGCGCTGGACCGAGCTGGACCAAATATCCGCTCGTACCCTTTCCGGCAAATACTTTTAGCGATGTCATCGGCTGTAAGTTCGATACAGATACGGGGCCATATTCGGCCTTCTCTGTTCGTCGCCAGGGCAATTCTTGCGAGAACGGTCGCGTATGGAACAGCACCGTCTATGGGTGCCAATGCCCTGAAGGCCAGGAGGAAGATGCCAGCGGTGTGTGTGTTGCACCGCCGCCCTGTGACAGCGGACAGGAACTGCTGACCCGAGGCTCGAACTTCCCGGCAACGACCGTATCCGGTCGCGTCTACGTTCTCAGCTCTCCTCCCTCCAGCGTGTGCAGCGCCGGCTGCCAGTACATCTCCGCCAGCAGCAAGGCCGCCTCCTGCTACTTGGTCAGCGGCTCGTCCGACACGGGTTTCTGCAATTACTCCATGACCAGCGATGGCGAACGCTGCAGCGGCGAAGACGCCCCCGGTCCCGACGTTGGCGACCCACCGAATCCCGACACTCCCACCGATACGCCCAATCAACCCTCCGACCCCGACGACCCCGGCTGCCCGGCAGGCGAAGCATGGTCCGGCAGCGCCTGCGTGACTGAACCCACTGGGGATGGCGATGACGGTGGCGGTGCAGATGACGGCGAAGGCGATGACTCTGGAGACCCGTGTGATATCGAAGGCGACTGCTGGGAAGACGACGGCGGCTCTGGCTCCGGCTCTGGCAACGGTTCGGGAAGCGGCAACGGCAACGGCAATGAAGACGGCAGTGACGATGGCGACGGTGAAGCCGACGGCGAGGGCGAATGCGACCCGAGCAAAGGTTACATCTGCGGCGGCGGAAAAGGCCCCGAGTCCGGCCTTAACAAGCCTGACGCCGGCAGCTGGGACAAGGCCAACGAAGAGTGGGACCAGCGGCTCGAAGAGGCCAAGAAAGAACTCAAGGACAAGGTGAAGGCCAACGTCGACCAGATGAAGAGCGCCTTCAACCTCCAGCTCTCCGCCGGCGGCGGCCAACTGCCCTGTGACTCCTTCACCGTCTGGAAAAAGTCCTACCGCTTCTGCGTCGCCGACTACGCCGACCAGCTCTCCAACCTCCGGCTCGCGCTGCTGCTGATGGCCGCCGTCATCGCCGCGCTCATCATCCTGAAGGAGTGACTCATGGAATGGCTCTCCGGCTTCCTCGACCAGATCATCAGCTTCTTCCAGTGGGTCTGGAATTTCTTCGCCCAGGGCGTGTACGACTTCGTGAAAGACGGCCTGGTCGTTGCCACCAAGGCCGCCATGGTCGGTGCGCTACAGACCTTCCTCCTGCTGATCGACGTCAGCTTCACCGTCGCCAATGACCTGATCGAAGGTCTCGGCGTTGGCAGCCTGGTGCGCTCCATGTACGGAGCGTTGCCTGCCCCCATTGCCTCAGCGCTGTCGTTCTTCGGCGTACCGCAGGCTCTCAACATCATCTTCATCGCGGCCGTCACGCGCTTCTGCATGCGCTTCGTGCCCTTCATTGGGAGGTGAGCCATGTCCATCAAGATTCACCACGGCCCCAACGGCTCGTACAAGACCTCCGGCGCGATTCAGGACGACGCCGTGCCGGCGCTCAAGGAAGGTCGCGTCATCATCACCAACGTCCGCGGCTTCACCCTGGAGCGCGCTTACGAGGTCTTCCCTGACCTGCCCAACACCGCCGAAATCATCAACCTCGATCTCGAGTCCCTGGCCGACCTCGACCGCATGCGCAGCTGGTTCCAGTGGGCGCCCCGCGGCGCGTTCCTGATCTTCGACGAAACCCAGCTGCTGTTTCCCAAGTCATGGCGCGAAAAGGACCTGGAGAAATTCGACTACCCCGGCGGCCCCGAGGCGGCCCACAAAGCCGACCGCCCCATGGGCTGGCTGGATGCCTGGACCCGGCATCGCCACTTCAACTGGGACATCGTCCTGACCACCCCGAACATCAGCTACATCCGCGACGACATCCGCATGACCTGCGAGATGGCCTACAAGCATTCCAACCTCGCCGTCATCGGCATTCCCGGCCGGTACAAGGAGGCCCAGCATGACGCCCAGCTCAACCGACCACCCGCTGACGGCACCATCGTCGAATACAAGCGAATCAAGAAACAGACCTTCGCCCTCTACCAGTCCACCGCCACCGGCAAGACCCAGGACACCAAAGCCGGCAAGAGTCTGCTCCGGTCGCCTAAGCTGGTTTTTCTACTGGCACTGCTGGCCTGCACTATTGGCTTTGTCAGCTATATGGGGCCTCTCAAGGTCGTCGGCGGCAACGCTACTCAAGCCCCTGCCACGCCTGCTGTGGCTCCTGCTCAAAGCGCTGCTGCGCCCCCTGCTCAAACCGCTGCTGTGGCTCCTGCAGCGCGTTCTCCTGCGGCTGGGACTGTTCCTGCTCAGCCTCTACCTGATCGGCCAGCTGATCCGTCTGCTGAGCTGAACCCGCATCCCTTCGCCGGCCGCAGCATCACCATCACCGCCCACCTCTACAGCAAGAAGAAAGGCGACCAGTACATGTTCGCCTTCCTCGACGCCGAAGGCCGCCAGCTCGACCTGACCAGCTGGGACCTGGTCGGCTCGGGCTACGCCATTCGCAGCAAGGGCGCGTGCGTCGCCGAGCTGATGTACGAGCAGTGGAAGCAAACCGTCACTTGCGCCGGCGCTGTCCCCCGGCCGGCATCCAATCTGGTGCAACTCTCTGCGAACACCCCATCGGCGCCGACGGCCTCGAATGCATCACCACCCAACTTGGTTGTCGTGCCGGACACCGAATACGCCTCACGCCCCTGGAGGAAGCAATGAACCTGCCTGGACTGATCAACGCCCTCGGGCTGCTCGTACTCGCCTTCGCACTCGGATTCTTCACCGCGCTGCAGCTGATCCAGCCTGCATTGCCATTCCCGTTCTGAACGGCGAGATCCGCCGCCGGCCGAGAGCGTAAGGCACGAGCGGTAGGCCGGCGGCGGGTCTCGCCAGACGAGCCTGTAGCACGTCTTTAAACAGTCTCTGTATCGACACACACCAGCACATGAAGGCATGAACGATGAAGGCACCCAAAGACCTGATCCGCATCCACTTCGACGATACGGGCAACTTTGAAGAATCCGTCTCCGGTCGATTCTTCCTGGACCCAGGCAACGGATCCTCAGTCGACCTTTCTGCCGTGCGGATCCTCGGCTGCCACGTCGACACGGTTCGTCAGCTGTACACGGGAGTGCTCCGTCCCGAAGTCCTGGCCCTGTTCGAAGCTACGGAGCTGGTCAATTTCGCTGGACGACAATGGCATCCCGGACGGGTAGGGCGGGACTCCGGCTACCAGTTCAAGCTGCAGAACGCAGACCTCGGCCTGGTCCTGCTGATCAAGAACTACAACGTCAAGGCCGAGTCACCAGGTCCCCACCTGAAGATCGAAGTCAGCCCTCATCTGATCGAGCAGCATTCCCCGGCCAACCTGCAGGTGATGCTCGATGACCTGGCTCGCGAGATCCTCGTCGCAGTCGAGCCTCGGCAATGCGCAGTCCACCTGGCTGTAGACTTCCAAGGATGGGCGCCTCCTGCCAGCCTGGTCAGCCGCATGCGTTGCAAATCCCGCAACGTGCGCCAGTTCGATGGCATCGGCGACGTGGTCTTCGACGAGCTGGCAGCCACCTACAGTCGTGGTCAGTCCTTCCTGTTCGGCTCCGCCTCCGCCATGCAGTGCGCGCTCTACAACAAGACCCGTCAGGCCAAGGCAGTAGACAAGCTGGATTACTGGGAAAACCGCTGGCAGGACCAGGACAACCCCTTCGACGCGGATCCGTCCAACTACGATCCGGACCAGGAGGTCTACCGCCTGGAATTCCGCTTCCATCACTCGGTCGTTGAGCAGTTCGCGCAAGGATCCTGCGACGCATCCGGCGCGGTACTTGGATCCACTACCTTTGCCGAACTGGCCACCCACCTGCAGGGGCTGTTCGAATACGGCCTGGACAACTTCCGGCTTCTGCACCGACCAGGCTACGTGGATCCGCTGTGGACACTGCTGCACAGTGACGCAAGATTCCTCGCACCAGTCGACCGTTTCTTCTACCGCCGCTACTACAAGACCGCCCGGGGCTTCTCGGGAAAGAACATAGAGCTGATGCTGGGCAACGCCATCACGCTCTTCGCGCGTAATCGCATGGACTTCCTGTCCTGCTGGGCCGCACTCAAGTCGTTGCCGATATTCCCGCTGATCGAGGAGTACTACCGGGAAAAGGGTAGGTCCACTACCTGGTTGAAGAAGCATTTGGCCAAGAAGTTGGAGGAGAGGTATGTCCGGTATGGGATGGCAGCGTGAGACTTCCCCGTTGTACCGCTCCACGGTACAATATCATTATATGAGTGAGTCAGACGCATGATCGGAAGCTTCAGAGATGCCTGGCTGGAGGCGTTCTTCGTCCATGATGAGCCTGCTCGTCAAATCCCAGCGGACCTGCGCGATAGATTATTTCGCAAGCTCCAGTTGTTGGACGATGCCACTACGGATGCTGACCTGCGGGTTCCCCCCAGTAACCACTTCGAGAAGCTGAAGGGAAATCTCAAGGGGCTGCACTCAATCCGAGTGAACCAGCAATGGCGCCTGGTCTTTCGGTGGGATGGCGACAAGGGTGAGGCCTCCGATGTCTATCTCGATAACCATACCTATCGTTGAGGTGAAGCATGATCATCACTGAACGCAAGCCGGTGAGCGTTGGCGAGATGCTCACTGAAGAATTCCTCGAACCGATGAACCTTACTCAGGGACAGCTGGCTGAGCTCATGGGGGTACAGCGCAAGCTGGTTAATGAGCTATGCAAGGATCGCCGTTCTATTACTGCAGATACTGCACTGATGCTGGCTCGTGTCTTTGGTAATTCGGCTGATTTCTGGCTCAACCTGCAGCGTCGTAACGACCTGTGGGAAGCCTTGAACTCCCCTGATCGTCGGGCGCGTATCGAGCGCGCCAAACCAGTTCGCCACGCTGCTTGAAAGTGTCGAAAAAGTGTCGAAAACGCAGTGCGATACAGTGGCTAAGAGTGCGCTGAGTCAGTCGTAACTAATTGATAGTGAAAGAAATGTGCAGGCATGTGCGGATTTTTGAAGGGTTCAAATCCCTATCTCTCCGCCACTATACAAAAAGCCCTGTAAATCAATGATTTACGGGGCTTTTTCTTTTTTAGTTCTACCCAGCAGTTCTACCCAGCGCGCTAGCTGGGTTTAAACCTTCCCCTCTATGTAGTCGCCGGTTTATTGTCGTTCGACCTATGACACATCATGATGTGTCATCCGTTTGGCATTTCCCCCATATCTTGTGCTACGCTGATTCTTGCCTGGCTTGCTTGCTGGTCGAACCGCCGAGCGGTGTCGAACCCAGTTTGCCGAGCGGCAGGGTCGTCAATCTCGATGGCGCTGTCCGGGTCGATTCGCTGATCGCTGTGCAGGGATCACGGTCACTCGAAGGCTTAGAGCTTCGCCTGACTGCTACGTTGCAAGCCGGAACCACCACCAAGCTGGGGGCTCATCAGACGGTTAGTAGCTTTATTTTCAGGGCGGGGTTCGTCGTGGAGCCGCGTGGCGCGCGTTTGACGGCGACCTTCAAAAAGGTAGCATTACCAAGATGGAGGAGAAGACGTTGAAACCGTGTCCATGCAAAAACGTGCCAATGTGGCGCGGCAGGTGGTGAAGGCAGTAGTGACCGCCGTCATCCTGGCTTGCTTGCTGGTCGAACCGCCGAGCGGTGTCGAACCCAGTTTGCCGAGCGGCAGGGTCGTCAATCTCGATGGCGCTGTCCGGGTCGATTCGCTGATCGCTGTGCAGGGATCACGGTCACTCGAAGGCTGAGACTCCGTTGTAGCAGTTGGGGCTGGTTCGCTGATGAGCCCCGACACACCAGAGGTGGTTCAGGGATGGTTGATCTCTATCGACAGGTTCGGTTGATGAAAACCCTTTCGTCTGCGTGGAGGGTTGTCCGAGCTAGTTGCATGCAGTCGTCTTCAAACGATATTCGCAATGAGGCAATTGAGTTTGAGGCGGATTCGTTTCGGCAATTGAAGTTAATCCAGAGTAAACTTCAGAAAAAGAATTTCGAATTCCTGCCGCAGCACGGAATTGCCAAAAAACGTCCCGGTAAGTTGGCGCGACCATTAGTTATCGCGCCAATACAAAATAGGATTGTGCAACGCGCCATTCTGGATGTTCTTCAAGATAATGTTCCTTATGTTCAGGATATTCTGAGTATTGAGAATAGTTTTGGAGGCATAAGAGGTAAGAGTGTTGCTTTGGCGATTGCCGCTATTAATAAGAAATTCCATTCTGGCGTTACGCATTATGTTCGTTCCGATATTCCAAGCTTCTTTACCAAGGTTCAGCGCGATAAAGTAGTAGATGTATTGGCGAGGAATGTTGATGACGTTGATATGCTCAAGCTATTCTCTGCTGCTATTGAAACAACTTTAGCGAACCTGGATGATTTGCAACGTCAAGGGCTGGAGTCTATTTTTCCGCTGTCAAAAGATGGTGTCGCGCAGGGCTCACCCTTGTCACCGTTGATTGCAAACATATACTTGGCTGAGTTTGATCGGGAATTGAACTCAAAAGGCTTGTCCTGCATTCGTTATATCGATGATTTTGTTATCATGGCGGCAGGCGAAAGCCAGGTCATGAAAGGCTTTCGAGCTGCAAAGGCAATCCTGCATCGTCAGGGGCTTCAAGTTTATTCTCCTGATGTTGATCCTTTGAAGGCTAGTAAAGGCAAGGTCCGGGATGGGTTTGATTTTCTTGGCTGTTATGTAAAGCCTGGTTTGGTCCAGCCGTCCAAGGCGGCTAGAGATAGGTTGTTGGAAAAGATCGATGCGGAAATTAAGCTGACGTGCCACCTTGCCACTATGGCATGTAGCGGCGGTGCGGGAATTGGGGTGGGGTGTTATGCGCAGGCAATTGTCAATATCAACAATACTGTTTGGGGATGGGGGAAGGCGTTCCGGTTCTGTACAGGTCCGCAGGTGATTGAGGAGCTGGATAGAAAGATTTCAAAGAAGATGCAAGACTTTGAAGTAGCAATTTCCAAAAAGCTTATGCATGCAGATATTGATGTGCGTCGAAAAGTCCTGGGTGTCCGCATGCTTGTAGATGCTATGAAGGACTGATGCCTTTTCTCGGCTTTGTGATGGGGTTTGATCAATTGAAATTGATCAGGTAATGCTTGGATAGGGCGGGATGGCCGCGCGTCGTATGCGAGAAAATAGAAGGATTTCTATGTGGGCGGCATAAGGCGGATCAAATGAGAAGCTAGGCCCTCGAGTACTCATTCCGCTAGTCACCGATTAGGTACCATCCGATTTACCCCTCTCCCCCTGCCTAGGAGGGGTCACCCGGCCCTCATCGCCCGCTGTACTGTCGAAACACCAACGCCAAAGGTCTTGGCAGTGTCTCTATACGAGTTTCCCGCCGCGACATGCGACCGTATAGGCTCATCGTCAATCGTCTTGCTACGGCCCTTGTAGACGCCTTTCTTTTTGGCTTGTGCGATCCCTTCGCGCTGGCGTTCACGAATCATTGATCTTTCAAACTCTGCTACTGATCCCATGATGGACAGCATCAGTTCCTGTGTCGGGTTCGACTCTCCGGTGAACAACAGATTTTCCTTATGGAATCGGACGTGTACCCCCTTCGCCGTCAAATTACGGACCAGCGCCAGCAGATCGACCAGTGAGCGGGCAAGACGGTCAATGGAATGGACGTGAATCACATCACCATCCCGAACATATCCGAGCATGCTCTGAAGGTCTGGGCGGTCGATAGTGGCTCCGGAAACCCTGTCGGTGAATACCTTGTCGAGTTGTACGCCGTCCAATTGGCGTTCGGTGTTCTGGTCAGTGGCGCTTACTCGGATGTACCCGACGTTTGCCATTCTTGATGTTCCTGTGTTCATTTGGGTCTAGATGTTGGTAGTGTTGCTGTGTTCATTGAAGAAATCAACCCTAATGAACACAGTGGAAATGGTCGAGCTGTGTTCATCTATGTGTGTTCGTATGGGTGTACTCATACGGAACATGGCAAATGGCATGTCGAGCTTCTCAGGCGTCGCAGGGGAAGGGCTGGTTATCTATAAAGTCGCTCGACTCTCACTAGAAATATTTCATTTCCGTTGATAGTGGCACTTTGGTCGCGTTGGATGGTAAAAGATGGTCATCACATATTGAGGTGAGGCGCGCACTAGGACGTGCCCCAACCGAGCGCTGCCGCGCCGCTGCTAGCAGGTTGGGATGATCAGGGGGATTACCTATGGAGCTTGTACTATTTGATCTTGATGACACTCTCATCCGTACATCTGATCTTGAAGGCTTTCGCGGAAGAGAAAACGCAGTAGCCCAATCTCACGACTATGTGGCTGAGTTAGAGCGCGCCTACAGAGTTGGATTTGGCCGGCATCTATACGGCGCAGCGCATCTGAACCAGCTCAAAGAGCAGAGGCCAGGGCGAAAATTAGGGGTCTTTACGAGGGCTCCGCGCCAATATGCACTGACGTTGCTTGGCCTCGCCTATCCGGGATTTGAGTGGGATGTGATCGTTGCATATGGTGATGTCGCGCACACGAAACCGCACCCTGATGGAATTTTGCACGCTATGGCTCTGTGCGGAGTGCAGCAGGTTCACCAAGTGACTATGGTCGGTGATAACAAAGTAGATTTACAGGCTGCGTACAACGCAGGTTGCTGGGCAGTCCTAGATAGGGCTTCTTGGCCCCGTCCATGGGCCAATGAGAATTACCGGGCGCTGGAAAAGGTACCTGATGCCTTTATTAGTGCCCCAGCTGAGCTTTTCAGGTTTGTCGCTGACCCCGGTGAGTTCCTTCCAGAGTTGGAGCGGACTGGTTGGGGGGGCGCTCCGAGGGCAAACGGCAGCTTCCGAGACGACAGAGCAAACTACTTTAACCCACTGACTCCGGACGTTCACCAACCTACCTCTATTCATTTTCTTGGGCGTTTTTTTACCCAAGAGTCACCTGCTCGAGCTGCATGGCACAGATTGAATCAAGAGATAATTCAACATAAGGATTCAACTGTTTTTCCGGCGCACTGGATTGCATCCATCTGCACGTATCTGGACTCGTTACCGGCTGCTCAATCCCGAGAGGGCCTAGTGGTAACAGTGGTGCCGGCTAAGCCAGGACGTGTCCCGAGGCTCGAGTCGATGTTGGGGCAATTGGCACAGGTAAGGGCTTGGCCCCCTAGGGTGGAATTTATCCCCGACCTGTTGAGATATGATCCAGGGGTCAGGTCCCATAGCGGAGACCATCTGAACAGAGAGCAGCGCTTCCAGAATGTTAGAGATTTTCTTCGTGTCAATCGGGTGGAGGCAGCTGCGCAGCGGCGGATCGTAGTGATCGATGACGTTGTGACCACTGGGGCATCACTCCTCTACGCTAAGATTTATCTAGAGACGGCTAGGGCTTCCGAAGTAATCTGCCTCTCCTTAGCGAAGGCAATCAACAGTCAATGAGCATGACCTCTCCTGCAACAATCAAGCTACTGGCACTCTCGATGCTAGCGGGAATTGGTCCCGCGACGCTTCGAAAAATCGCGTCGCTGAATGCTTTTGAATTGGCGTCGGTAGAAAGCTTGGGTACCAGAGTGCCAGCCTTGGCTCGTGCGCTTTCAGCCCCACTCGCGTGGAGCGTTGCAGTAGAGTTGGCGGAAAAGCAAATCGATGCTGCCGCTGCCAATCAAGCTCGCATAATCAGCGCCTTAGATGCCGAGTACCCCGCGCTGCTAAAGTTGACAAAAGATGATCCATTTATCTTGTTTGTGAAAGGATCGCTGTCCAGCACTCCCGAGCGCTCTGTAGCAATAATTGGAACTAGACAGCCGACAAAGCATGGGGAGCTGATTGCTAGGCGCATTACAGAGTTCTTTGCTGAACAACGCTGGAGCGTGGTGAGCGGTCTTGCTTTAGGATGTGATGCTCTTGCCCATAAGGCGGCTCTGGCAGTAAATGGGCATACAGTGGCAGTCCTTGCCCATGGCCTGCAAACCGTTGCCCCTTCACAGCATCGGAAGCTGGCCGAAGAAATTCTCGACGCTGGGGGAGCGTTGGTGTCCGAGTACCGCTTTGGGCAAGGTGCCTTGCCGATGCAGTTTGTGAAGCGAGATCGTACTCAGGCCGGTCTAGCGCAGGGCGTTGTGATGATCCAGTCCGACCTAAAAGGAGGGAGTCTCCATGCTTCCCGAGCTGCGCTTGATTATGACCGCTGGCTGGCGGTGCCATTCCCGACTGAGGCGGATCGGTCTGCGAATGAGCCTAAGATTCAGGCGAACCTTTTTATAGCTGGCAATAGCGCGGATTATGAGCGGGCCAATTTTCTGAAGTGCCATGTAAATCGATTGTCAAAAGTGATAGTGCTGCGAACCAAAGATGATTACCCGCGGATGGTTTCTGCAGTACTCGCTGATGAAGTATCTCCTGGCGTATCTGCCGAGAGTGGCAATGAGCCTCTTTCGGAAAATAATCCTAAGTTTGCTACTTCTGTGGATGCGTCGCTAGAAGAGAAGGATTCGAAGAAGGATATCACTGAGGCTCCCGCCTCACCTAATGTTTCAATAGAGTCTGAGTTGATTTCTGATTCGCAGCCCGATAATCCACCCATAGAGCCCGGAAAAGACAAGCCTTTAACTTGCTCAAATATTGTTGAAAATGGTCCCAATTCGCCCAAGAGCAAGAGAAAAAAAGCTAAGGATAAGGCTGAAGGTAAGACTGGCTCCGAGGGTGAGATAACGATTCAACACCCCTTGCTTTAGCTTTTTATGAAGTGCTAGTAGAAAGTGGTTTCACATCGGGTGGGAATGCTTTTCGTAACTTGATCGTTAATCTCAGGAAGTTTGTTGCGAGGCTTCTTATAAAAGCGACCGGCACGTATTTTTCCCTTTAGTGCCGGTCGAAAAGCGGATTGGTTTTAGTCGCGATGCTATATCAGTCGTAGCTTTGGTGGGTTTGTCCGAGGTTTGGCGTCAGTTTTGGCATTCCCAGAAATAACCGAAAGAGCTGTCAACTGGAAGGTCATGGCGTTAATTTCATCAATACTAATGCTAAGGCTTTCTGCTATCTCGCGGCGCCCCTGCTTTCGACTGTGTAAGATGTCCAGAACCTTATTAAGCAATTGTGATGTTTCTCGCTCCATGGCTTCCGGTTCTTTAGTTCTATACCCGCTTTTGGCCATTTCTATACAAAGATTACGGTAGTTCCACTCGCTGATTAATCCTAGTGAGTTGTATCTGTATGCTGTTGCAATTAATGATACCCCCCAGTGGTGTTTGAGTTTCATTAGATACTTTATTGTATAAGCGGGTGGTTGATTGGCAATAATGCTTTCTTTGGGCATCAGGAAGGCGGAGGCGAATGCGTCCGCCTGCCGTTCCATTTCCGGTCCGTGTGCTTGTGCATGCTGCATGGTATATACATCACGCACTAAGTGCCCCAGCTCATGGGCAGCGTCAAAGCGACTCCGCTCAGCAGACTTCATCGTGTTTAGAAAAATAAATGGTTTGCTCTCATACCACGTACAGAAAGCATCCACATCACGGGTTTCCTCTGCTAACGAAAACACCCGGATACCTTTTGATTCCAGTAAGTGGATCATGTTAGGAATGGGGGCGTTGCCCAAACCCCACATACGGCGAAGTGTAGTAGCGGCTGCTTCAGGATCGAGATCGCTTAAGTCTGGTAGCTCCGCCGATGGCAGGGTGAAACGTTCCTCCACCCATTGATTGAACTTGAATGCAATCGCGCCAGCAGCAAACGTGCATGCTTTCATTGAGTCGGTCATTTTTGAGAGCTTGCGAAAGCTTACGGCATGCTCTTTGATTTCTGGCATATCATCATCAATAAAAAAAAACTGCTGAGGAAAGTTCAGCAGTTTTGCGATTCTTGCCAAGGTTTCAGGCTCAGGGGCTGATGCTCCAGTCTCGTAGTTTTGAAGACTACGGCTGGTTACACCAAGCTCCTTTGCCAATTGCGCTTTCGTTAAGCGCCTTCTCACCCTGGCAAATGTGATTTGCTTGGGGTTTATTTCGGACATAATCTCTTACTCAAAAAGCGCCTATTTTAGGCTCCACTTCCACTGAGGCGGGAGTGTTGGGTTCTTCCTTGAATATTGCGAAGTCGGTGGGGTTGTTAGGAATACTTCCAAGAAGTATACGTTCGCCCCATTGAGTTATTTTTTTCTTGCTGAAACCAGTCGGTAGGGAGAGTTCATAACGAACCTCATTGAGCCCCTTGTCATAGTGATAGAGTAATGCCCAGACTTGGGTTTCTTTCTGATTATCCTTAGCAAGTTTGAACGAGTCACGGTTGAACAGTTCAAGCTGATGGTTTTTCTGAACAAAGCTCTCCGCAACAGCCCCCTTTTCGGCCTGGTTTGTGGGGTCCTCAAAGCCCTTTTTGCCAGTTTCACCGTTGCCAGTCATTACAACGATGGAGGTGACGCGATCAGGCGAGCTAATAAAAGGGCAGTTCTGCTGCTCATGGATGTGCCACTGGGCTGCGGCAAGCAACGTGCGTAGGCCTTCAACTGTATTCAACCATTGCTGCACGCCTGCTGCGGTCGGAGCTGACGCTCGCGTGACCTCATTGCGCGCGCTGAGGCCGCCCATAACCGCATTCCGGAAGAGGGAGAGGCTAAGGTCTGGGTGCAGCATCCGAAGCCGCGCTTCCGCGTCCGCCGGATCATCAATGATGGCAGCACGACGTACGGCGTCGTTGGCGGCAGATAGCTCGAACTCGCTCATGATCACCCTATCGGTTTTCCGGAAATGTGACCTCATGTTGAGGGATAGAAATCGGAAAAGCAAGAGGCTGACTTTCTGCAGGCGGGAGGCTGACTCTAGCCCTTATGCCTGGTCTGAGCTCAACGGCCTTTGCGGTCTGCACTGCCGGAAACCGGCGAGATTTTTCTCTGAAATTCTCCTAGTAGCTCTAAAAAGTCACATCCCAGCACCTGGCAGATGTCCCAGATTTGAATGATGTCCAACCTGCGGCTCCCTCTTTCGACATCGCTCATGAATGACTGGGGTCTACCTAGTGCCGTGGAACACTCCACCTGTGTTAGGCCGGCTTCGATACGGCGACGTTTCAAAATTTCCAGAAAAACTTGGTGCTCGGGGCGGTAGATGGCTTTGGTCATTGGGGCTGTTCGGTGATGAGCAGCCTAAGAACCTATATCTGGTTTTGGGATATCTGAATTTCAGATATTCTCGCGTTGCACCGGTTGCCGATTGCAACCCAATCAACGTGAAGGGACGTCCATGAAGAAACTCCTATCCGGTCTATTCCTAGCCATATCAGCGCTCCCAGCAGCCTTCGCTGTTGGCGCACTGAAGATGCAGCTCACCTACGGTGGTGATCTTCCTACAGCACTTGATGCGGCAGCCAAGACCGCTGCGGCCATCCTCGGTCTTGCCTTGTTCGTCTTTTGTAGCGGGCTGGTCTCGAGGGTTGAAACCCCGAAAGCAATTTCGAACGGCGAAGGTTGGTCGAAAAATGATCAGTAAGGCTTGGGCGGTGCAGGGGGTAGGGGCGCTTCTGACAGTGTTGTCATTGCATGCTCACGCTGACGTCTACGGCAAAACCGGTGACCTTGATGTTGGTCCAGCTGCGGACATTACCGAACAGACCGTCATGTGTTCTGATCCGGACGTGCTGTTCAAAATGTACGAGGTTCGCCCGCTGAAAGGGGATATGGCCAAGTTTTCGGAGGAGTTTTTTAGCCCCTATGCAAATAAAGGAATTTGCAGGGTGGTTCCGACATCGTCGGCGTATTTAATCGGTATTCGAACCGCGATGATCAAGCGAAAGGACAAGGATGTGGCATCTAAGTATGTCCTTGCTAGGGTCGTGGTCGGAGGGCAGCGTGGTTACATCACCCCGATTACTCTTCAGCAAAATGGCTTCGATCTCATCAAAGCGGTTTCTTTGGAAAACCAAAAGCACGGTGCACCATTGATGCAGTAATGAAAAAACCCGCCACTAGGCGGGTTTTTCTTGTTCGAGGATTACGCGGCGATGGAGAACGAGGCCTGTTCTGCGTTTGGCCGGAGTCTCGATGCTGAGTATCTTTTATGAGTTTCACCTGTGCTAAAGATTTTCCCTTTCGTCTTCGCTAGGTATGAAATATCGAAAAATGCATCATCCAGCTCTTTGAGTACGCCTCGATTTACGGTGTGATATCTGACGGCCTGCATAGAGCCATCTGAGAGGCGTTTCCAGTGGCTTTCGATGAGCCCCCATATGCGGGTGCATCCATCCTCAGTAATCGCCCCCAGGAACTTGTAAAGTGCCTTAAAACCGATAAAGCAATGGTAGTGTCCGCTGGCATTGGTTTCAACTTCCCTGGCCCATCCGAAAATCACTTGTTTTTGACCTTTCCACTTCTTCCGACAGAGGCTTTCCTTCATCGACTTGAAAAAGTCTGAGACAAGTTGGTTGCCTTCATCTGGCGTAAAATATTTCCCGTGTGGCAGATGAAGATCGAACCGCATAATCGTGATTCGCGAAGTGTGGCTGAGGAGGTTCATGATCTGTGTTAGATAGGCGTCAAGAAATTCTACGTAGACCCCGAGATTCCTGAACTTTCCGCTATTAATCTTCACACCCTTGTAGCTGGGTGCGAACGTCACTGTGTTGCTCAAAAAATAACCTTTTCCAAATTTCAAATAATAGTAGTCTGTCTCCCGTTCAAGGATTCTGTATGGATGACTTGGATAATAATAATATACAAGGCGCACCATCCCTCTAGGTCACAGCAGACTAAGGGGGCGCAAGAATTTAATCGCGAAGAAACAGGGCGGGAGATGTGCACATAATACCATGCCCGCCTAGCAATATTAAACAAAGCTTTAGGAAAATTTTCGGTCGGGCTCCAGGCATGTGCCGACGCGGAGGCTGTACTGTACGGTGCTACCTATCGTTAGCTACGGTCAAAGTTAAAGCTAAGCTTTTCTAAGGCCGACTGCATCTGGGCAATGCTCGAGCCGCTCGAATATACATCAAACGTGATGGTGTTCGTCTTGTGCCCCATGATGTTCATAATTACTAAAGGGTGGACGTCAGCTTGATGGAGGAGGGTGGCTGTTGTCTTTCGAATGCTGTGGAAGACCTTCCCTTTGCCAAATTTCAATTGTGTCTTCAGGCGGCCGAATCTTTTGGAAAGCGGGTCTGATCTTTTTCCGAATTTGTTTCCTCCGGAGGACTCTATTAAGTACCCGTCGGTTGATTTTGATGATAATAGTTTTATAAGGTCTCTAATTTTTGTGTGAACAGGGACCTGGCGATTGCTGGCTCGGGTTTTTGAGTCTTCAACTTTTATAATGTTGTCCACAACGCTAGTGGTTTTAAGTCTGCAAATTTCCTCGATGCGAAGCCCTGTGTAAGCAGCGATCTTGATTGCGTTAGATAGCTGAGTATCACCCTTTTCTTTGCATGCGTCATAGATTAGCTCCACTTCGTGCTTTTCAAAGGCCTCGTACGACTCGCTTTGAGAGCGATTTTTCCCCCGTTTTGTCGATATTTCATGGCCTTTGAATGGGTTGGCCTGATTCTTGATTGACTTGTCTCTGCTTATAAGGAAGTTCCAGAATGCATTTCCAGCAAATAGGCGATTTTGTTTGGTTTTGGGGAGTGAGTCTAAAGAGTCAAGGTATTTTGATATCGACTCATGGTCGAATGACAGATCATTGGCTTCAAGGAATTTTAATATATTCCTTATGCTTGATGCTTGGGTTGATGCTGTTTTGGGGATTACCCAGTTGTCAGATTGATATTTTTCAAATTCAATTATCAAGGATGGGCTTACTATGGTCTTTGGTTTTTGATTTTTCAGGAATATAGATTTTGCCTCTTCGGCTTCCTCATCAGTTAGTCGATACTCAAAAAATATCCGGGCCATTTCGGCAATTCGGTATGCGTTAGCCTGTTCGAATGCCTCAGGGGTACGAGCTTGCATCATCATGTCATTCAGCATTTTACGGCTGGCTTCGGCTCGTATACGCCAGCTATCTAAGCTTTTTTTCTTGCGAGCCAAGTCAATTGATCGTTTCCAAGATGCAAGGATTTCCCGGCTGAGGTCTTTGGCCTCGTGCCGGCTACGGGTTTTTAATGTTTTAGTTAGAACTTTCTTCGATAAAAAATCAGGGTGGTCTCGTACATCTTCTGGAACATCGAGGCGGACATGCCATGTGCCGCCTTTCAAGACTAGATGGTCTGCCATAAGGGGTTGCCTGGTGAGATTCTACCCAGTCATTCTACCCAAAACAGTTTGATGAATGAAAATTCACGTATATCAGCGGGTTGCATCGAACTTGGCGGAGTGTCCCTATCTCTCCGCCATTATTGCAATGGCTGAAGCCCCTGAAATTCCTGGAATTTCAGGGGCTTCGTCTTTTCCGGGTCTGTCATTTAGGACAGATTTAGGACAGATTCCAGCACTTACAGGCCCCGCTGCACCCTCCTAGGCCTGCTCTCTGAATCCCATCATCTGCGACACGATTGCAGCCATGCTCTTGGTGTCCGCCGGAATCCATCGACCATATTGCTTGCGCACCATCGTCGTGTCCGTGTGCCCGAGCTGGCGCGCCACCCATTCCACCGGAACCTAGCTCGACAGCGCCTGGCTGGCGAAGGTATGCCGGCATTGGTTCGCGCTGCGGTGCCGCACGCCGGAGCGCTTGAGATGCTGGGTAAACGACTTGCTGACCGTCTTCGCCGTCCAGGGCAGGTCACTGATGCAGTTCCGGAACTGTAGACGGACTTCCTCCTGCTTTTCCGTCACGTTGTCCCGCTGAGTAACGGTGATCTGCATTGGCGCCGCACACTCGGCGTCCTTGAGGATGTCGTCCAGCAGGGCCAGGGCCGGGTCGATCAGCTCGACGAAGCGGAGGCGTGCGCGCTCCTTCGGCACCTTGAATTCGGTGATTACCCTGGCGCGCCTAACCCAAACCCCACCAGCCTCGCGGTCCACATCGTCGACGCCCAGGGCGATGATCTCGCTAAGGCTGAGCCCGGCCCAGCAGTTGAACAACACCATACGCACGTTGGCCATGCGCGCCGGGTCACCGGCGGTCAGCTTCTCAATCTCCTCCCGGGTGAACGGGGCGGCCGTTTCCTGTTCGTCGTCTGCTTCGATGTTGGTGATCCGCTCGAGCGCATTGCTCTTGATGATCCCGTCTCCGAATGCATCCGCCCACACGCCCCGGACCACGGTGAAGATGTCGTTCACCGTCTTGGGCGCCAGTCCCTTCTTCAGCAGCCCTGCCTGGAACAGTTCCAGGTCGCTCTTGCTGATGTCCACGATCTTCCGCGAACTCGCCCAGCGCTCAACGTGACCAGCCTTGCTGACGTAGTTGACGACGGTGCTGCTCGCCTTCTTCGCGCGCTGGACGTCCAGCCAGCGATCGATGCCCTGTTTCACCGTTCGCCCGGCGTTGGCGCCACTGACGCCGGCCAGGGCCATCGCCCGCTTCGATTCTGGGAAGTGGGGCGGCATAGTCAAATCGGCCCTCGGCGATTTCGGTGACGATCAGTAGCCGCTTGTTGCCGGCGTAGCGGATGAGCGCCTTGGTCACCTTGGCGCCCGGGATCTTCTCCCGGCAGCGCTCGCCGCGGTACATGAAGTGGATGCGAACACCACTGCCGTTGAGCTCTACGCCCTCCGGCAGCTTGTCTACGCCAGCGGGGAGCTTTGCCTTTGCTGCCGTCACAACTTGCCCTCCAGCCATACGCCGGCTAGGCGGTACTTCTTCGCGGCATCGGTGCTGATGCCCCAGATGGGCTTCAGCAGTTCCTGTCGCACCCACTTCCCAGGGGTCACCTGGTAGGTGATTTTCTCAGCAGCGCCCATGGCGTTACCTCTCTGCGCCAGCAGGTGCCGGCGGGTTCAGTTTGTGGGGGGAGTTGGTGGAAACGGTCACGCCTTGATATCTATCAGTGGGGCACCGAACGGAGAGGGGGAGACTTAAGTCAGGCGCAATGAGCGCTGCCTGAAGAACCCGAAGATGAAAACTCTGTCTGCACTGATAGATCTGATTGGCAGTGACGATGCCGTTGTTGCGCTCGGCGTTTTCTCACTTGTCGTAGGCGCTCTCGCCGTGTCTTCGGTACTGCTGCTTGGTGTGAGCTGAGGCGGATCTCCTCAATGCTGCCACCTTCGTAAGGGAAGGCCTGCAGCGCAGGCAGTCGCATTTCTCGGAGTCTTTGTCGGTGCCGCGGCAGAATGTTGGCCTGGTCATGCCTCGGCCTTCTTGCGCGCCGCCCTTCTGTACTCAGGCTCGGGCTGGTGCCTGGTCGGATGAATCACCGAAGCGAGGAGCCGGCGCCAGGTGGCCGCGTTATTCAGTAGGCAAATGTCGAACTCCTTGGTGTCGTACTCGACCTCGCCAGCCAGTTGCTCGACCAAGGTAAGCGGCACCGCTATGTTCGTGCAGCCGCTGTTGTAGTAACCCAGGTGCTCAAGCACGCGCGGCTCTTCGTAGCGCCCGGCCCGCTCCAGCGTCCAGCAATACCCGCGATCGTCAGGGCGCCACAAGGTGATCGCCTTGTGGCGCCGCTTCGTGTGCTTGACGCTGATCACGATGAACTCGGTCATGCTGCGCTCCTTGCTGGTTCGGTGATCTGGCTGGCGGTGAACACCTGCATGCCCAGTTCACTGGCGACGTGGTACTCGAGGCGGGCGCCCTTGGACTTTTCCCAGCCGGGGAGCATTGCGATCGCCTCGCAGGTGATCAGCTTCTGCATGTCCAGGCGCAGGTAGTCGGCCCACTCGAAGCCGTCGATCACTCCGTGGTCTGCCGGGTTCTCGACGTGATAGCCGAGCTGGCGCAGGCGTGCGGCCTCGGCGTGGAAGGCCGGGTAGTTGAACTCCGGCAGGCCGGTCATGGGGCCGGCGAGGTAGATGCGCTCCATGATCACTCCCACCCGCACAGGTAGGCGGGCTCGGTCTGCTCGGCGAGCTCCTCGCGGAGCGTCTTGTCCAGGGTGATCATCTCGCCTTCGTCCTGGTCGTAGGCTTGCCGGTTATCCAGCACGGCATCACTGACCAGCTTCACGTCGTCCAGGGTGTAGCTGTAGTGGTTGTCGGCGTCGCCTTGCTGCTCCAGCAGCACTCGAATGGCGCCGGCCTCGTCGTAGGCCGCAACGATGTCGTAGTCGCCAACCTGGTAGGCCTTGAGGGTTTGTTCGGGCATGACGAGTCCTCGCGCCGTGGTGGCGCAGCGAAAGAGGGTGGGATAGGGTGCGACGCACCACATCGAGGAATTCAGGGATGAAAGCAATAACGGTTCTGTTCGGCCTGATGATCGTCACTCTGGGGCTGTTCGCGGACGGTTGGCATATCAAAGGACTGATAGCCCTGTTCGGCTCGTACTTCGTGATCTATGGCCTTCGCGATATCCCCGCAGTCCGGCGCCGCTTCCCTGACTTCTTCCAAAGAGTCGGGAGTAAGCGCAGCGAGCCGTAGTGGCGCAATGGCATGGAGTGGGGTAGGTTCGGATGGCCCGGCAACGAACCGGATTAAGGAGCTTTTGTGAGAAAGATCGTCATAGCACTCCTCATCGCTCTGAGTGCGCACGCTGAGGCGTCAAGTGTTGACGTTGCGGGGAGGTTTGAAGAGCTCAAGGGCACTAGGGAAATGGCGTATTACATGCACGCAACTATGCAGGCTTTTACCATCGCGAACATGGAGCTTGAGGTTTCCCGCCACCCTCCACTTTACTGCCAGCCTCGAGAGTTCAGCGCAGTAGATGTGATAGCCATGACATCAAATCAAATCCCGATAGCAAAAAAGGTTTATGGGGACAAATTCAACGAAATGCCCATTGGGATTGTGCTTTTAGATGCGCTTAAGACGAGCTTCCCTTGTCGGTGATCAGCGAACTGCTAGCACATGTTTATACGTTTCGGTTGCCCGGCATGGGGCCGGATCAAGGAGAGTGCGGTGGGCGATTTACAGCTAGACGATGCGCGCGGTTTCTGGAGAGACCTAGCAGCACCTGCGTTCGAAGAGTTTTAGGAGGCATATCAAGACGATTCTAAGCCTGATGTGAAAGCTCTTCTGCTGGTCTACCGTCGTCTTCTATGCGCTGCCCTGCTGCTGAATCATCTTGCGGACAAGGTCGCCCCTTACCATCAGCTAGGGAAGGGCAATCATTTTATGGATCTGATTCAGAAGCACGACCTGGCTGCTGGAGCCAATCTCCATGCATGCAGGAACTTCTCGAATGATGCTAAACACGCAATGAAAGGCCTGCAGGAGGCTACCACTCGAAAGCGTGATCCAAGCTTTGATAGGCCGGGGGATTCTGAGGTATTCGAAATCTTTGGTGTGTTCCATGACGGCGCGCACGCCGACCTATGCCGCGCAGTTTGCGGAGCCTGGAAATTCTGGATTGGCTATTTCGAGGGCAGCACCGCCGTCAACTTTCAGCAGTACTTAGCATCCAGGCAAATCCCTGTTATCTGATTGGTTCTTCAGTCCGCACAGAAGCAGTCGATGTCTTCCGTCACCAGGCCGGCTGCTTCGAAGTTGAAGGAATCCTGAGTAGCCATCCGCTCTGCGTACCAGCCCATGTGGGCGTACTTCGGGCGGTCCTGGCGGAAGACCTGGCCGAACTTCTCTTCGGTACCTGGCCACCAGAGCACCCGGCTCGGGTCTTGGATGATGGCGCGGTATAGCTTGTCCTCGCTCTTCTTCCAGCACAGATCGCAGTTACCGAGGTCGGAGTCGATGCCGAGGTCGAAGGGTTGTTGGTTCCAGAATTCCAGGACTTGTTCCTTGGTCACGCCGTCGTGGTAGAGAGGGGTTAAATGCTCCCAGCGCCGTCCGCCGCGGTCGTTGGCCGCCATCATCCGGTGGTACCGCCTAGGCTCTCGTAGCGAATACCGACGATGCTGTCCCAACGATCGTGGCCCAGGCTTCGCATGTGCTTCTCGCCGATCTTTATCTTGAGCGAGGCGGTGCACAGGTTGTTTGCAAAGTTCGGCAGGATCGGCGGCGCATTCTTCTCTTCCAGCCGATATTTGGCGTAAATAGTCGAGCATCATGTCGAACGGCTCGCCTCGGCGGCTCACCGTCTTGAAGTCCACAAGGCGATACCAGGGCGCATCCTTCCGTTGCCCCCATTCTCTGCACCACTCCATCCAGACCACCGGAACGCCCCAGCGCTGGCTCATCTCCTCGATGAATACGAGTGTTTCCTCTACCTCCTTACCTGTGTTCTGAAAGAAGGCATGTACATCCGACGGCAGCGTGCCGTTATGGGCATCAAGGATCTTTCGCATCATGTAGCCGGATGTGCGGCCTCCACTGAGGCCGATCTGCGCCGGTCCCTTGATGAAGTAGGGGTTCATGGTTTCTCCAGGTAGAGCGCCGCCGCGCCGCTGTCGTAGACTCGGCGAACTTTTTGCGCTGCTTAGGGATGGTGGTGATGAGATTCGTGAAGGTGTTTCTGCTGCTTGGGCTGTTCGGCTTCTGCGTGATGTTCATCGATGCGGCCGGCGAGGAGATCAGAAAGAAGATCCCCATTTCGGTCTTCGGCTCCAGGGAGGAGGCTGCTGCCTTCACGACGAAAGTGGAGTTAGCCCTGAAGGACGAGAGCGTTGGGTTTGAAGAGGCAAAGCGCCTTCAGCTGGAGTATTCAGAGCGGGTTGTGCCGCGCTACAGGCTTCTGTTCTGGGGGCAAGTCGCGGCTTATGCCCTTGTCGTGCTGACGGCGACGCTGCTCTATCTCCGATCCACGCCGAAACGCGCTAACAAGGAGTCAGCATGAACGCCAAGGAAATGGCTGAGTCGGACCGGTTGTATGCCGAAGTCAACGCGAAGATCCGAGCCCTGGATGAGTTCGTTGAAAGTAATGACGAGAACTCGCCCGACTTCCTCCCGCAGTTGAAAACTCACCAGGAAGCGCTTGAGTTAGCTACCCAGCGTTGGCGCGAGGCCTCAAAGCCATCCCGATTCTGGCTCTTCTTGGCGAAGCTCTTCAGGAAGTAGCCCGTCGCGCCGCGAGTGCAGCGCCTGGCTGGCGAAGGTATGCCGGCATTGGTTCGCGCCGCAGTGCCGCACGCCGGAGCGCTTGAGATGCTGGGTAAACGACTTGCTGACCGTCTTCGCCGTCCAGGGCAGGTCACTGATGCAGTTCTGGAACAGTAGACGGACTTCCTCCTGCTTTTCCGTCACGTTGTCCCGCTGAGTAACGGTGATCTGCATTGGCGCCGCACACTCGGCGTCCTTGAGGATGTCGTCCAGCAGGGGCCAGGGCCGGGTCGATCAGCTCGACGAAGCGGAGGCGTGCGCGCTCCTTCGGCACCTTGAATTCGGTGATTACCCTGGCGCGCCTAACCCAAACCCCACCAGCCTCGCGGTCCACATCGTCGACGCCCAGGGCGATGATCTCGCTAAGGCTGAGCCCGGCCCAGCAGTTGAACAGGATCATGCGCCCATTCGCCATGCGCGCCGGGTCGGTGACGATCAGCAGCCGCTTGTTGCCGGCGTAGCGGATGAGCGCCTTGGAAACATTGGCGCCCGGGATCTTCTCCCGGCAGCGCTCGCCGCGGTACATGAAGTGGATTCGAACACTGCTGCCGATGAGCTCTACGCCCTCCGGTAGTTTGTCCACGCCGGCAGGCAGCTTTGCCTTTGCCGCTGTCACAATTTTCCCTCCAACCACTCGTCGATTGCCTTGAAGCAGTAGACCACGCGGTTTGCCGGGTCCTTCCGCCAGTGCTTGCCCTCTAGCCATACACCGGCCAGGCGGTATTTCTTCGCGGCATCGGTGCTGAGGTCCCAAATGGGCTTCAGCAGTTCCTGTCGCACCCACTTCCCTAGGTGATTTTCTCAGCAGCGCCCATGGCGTTACCTCTCTGCGCCAGCAGGTGCCGGCGGGTTCAGTTTTTGGGGAGTTGGTGAAAACGGTCGCGCCTTGATATCTATCAGTGGGGTGCCGAGCGGGGAGGGCGAGACTTAAGTCAGGCGCAATGAGCGCTAGCTGAAGGACCCGAAGATGAAAGCTCTGTCTGCACTGATTGATCTGATTAGCGGTGACGATGCCGTTGTTGCACTTGGCGTTTTTTCACTGGTCGTAGGCGCCCTTGCCGTTTCTTCGGTATTCCTACTTAGCGTGAGCTGAGGCGGATAGCCTCCTTGCTGCAACACCCGTGAGGGCAGGCCTGCAGCGCAGGCAGTCGCATTTCTCGGAGGGTTGGCCGGCGCCACGGCAGAAGGTTGGACGGGGCATGCTGCTGACTTCCTCCGTGGCGCGCCGCGATACTCCGACTCAGGCTGATACGCGGCAGGGTGGATCACCGAAGCAAGGAGGTGGCGCCAGGTCGCCGCGTTGTTCGGCAGGCAGATGCTGAACTCCTTGGTGTCCTACTCGACCTCGCCAGCCAGTTGCTCGACCAAGGTGAGCGGCACCGCGATGTTCGTGCAGCCGCTGTTGTAGTAGCTGAGGTGCTCTAGCACTCGCGCTTCCGCGTAACGGCCTGCGCGCTCCAGCGTCCAGCAGTACCCACGATCATCAGGGCGCCAAAGGGTGATTGCCTTGTGGCGCCGCTTTGTGTGCTTGACGCTGATCACGATGAACTCGTTCATGCGGCGCTCCTTGCTAGTTGGGGCGGTGAACACCTGCATGCCCAGTTCACTGGCAACGTGGTACTCGGGGCGGGCCCCCTTGGACTTGTCCCAGCCCGGCAGCAGGGCGATGGCCTGGCAGGTGATGAGCTTCGTCAGGTCCAGACGCAGGTAGTCGGCCCACTCGAAGCCGTCGATCAAACCCTGGTCGGCCGGGTTCTCGACGTGGTAGCCGAACTGGCGCAGGCGCGGACGATCCAGCGACACCCGCTTGATGCGGGGAATCGATGTGAGCTTCATGGTTTCTCCAGATAGAGCGCCGCCTCGCTGAGGTTTGGGAAACGTCCTATTGCGGCGGCTTTGGTGGGTCGTCAGGGTTCCCGCTCCAACCAAGGAGCGGATTTAGATGCGGATGTGGTGTAGAGCGATGGGGCTTGCTGTTGTGGTGCTCAGCACGAATGGCTGTGCGAGTTCGCTGGGGCATATGTTCGGTCCATGTCCCTATGTGGGGGTTCAGCTGGACGCGAAATCTTGGGATGTCGCCGGCCCGTTGATCTTCCTTGATATGCCGTTCTCCGCTGTCATGGACACTGTGCTGTTACCTTTCGACTTGGCCAGTGGAAACAGCTGTAGCGGCTGGTAGAGCGCCGCCGCGCCGTGGGTGCAGCGGAAGGGTTGACTGCTGAAATTTGCGCGTAAGAAACCCGGCACATAGCCGGGTCTCGGTTGAGGAGTGGTAAGGCGTTATTCAGGATTTTGTTCGCGCTGCTTCTCGCCTGGCTTTTGGGGGCTGCCTGTGCCCGGATCCTCTTCCTCTTCTCCGTCATGGCGACGCTTCGGATCGTTCGGGTTCTGCCGATGCGGATCGTTGGGGTTTTGTTTGCTGGGGTCGTTGGGGTTCTGACCAGCATTTTGGTTTTGTGTCTGGTTCATACATCACCTCTCAAGGAGACCAGGCAGTGGTCTCACTCGGTAGAGGAGGGTGTTGTGCACTCGTTCAACCTTTCGCTGCCGCTGGCGTTGCCATTGGTCGGAGCGGAGCGACGCGTCTTGCCGATCGAGTAGGGCGGCCTTGGCTGCACCTGGGTTGTAGAGCCTCTGCGCCACGTTTTCGGATGGTTTGAAATCGTGGCGCGGAATGGCGAGGAGGGGAGCGGAGCCCTCCGGGCCCAGGTCATGGGCATGCACGATCAGCAGTTGGATCGCTTTGGCCTGCTCTTTGATGCCATGCCAGCGCATCAGGCTCCCCAGCATGGCGCGGGTACCGCGGCGCACCCGGTGGCGCAGCTCAGTCTCGTCCAGGCGCTGGCGCTTCGCAGCGGCTGCCGCTGAGCGTTCTTGCTGAGACTTGGCCATCACTGCATCCCCTTCATGGCGATGCCGTTCTCTCTGGCGATCCTGCGAACTTGTCCGTCGCTGAATTTCAGGAGGGCCGCGCAAGCGAGGATTCCCAGGTGCGCATACTCGGCAACCCTGGGCGTCAACTGGTCCCGCTTCGCCCGGCACTCGATCGCCTTCTTCTTATTGGCGGTCTGCCGGGCATCAGCAGGGGGAATGAATCTAATGTGGTTCTCGAAGCAGAGCGCCACGAACAGGGTTTGGCTGATGCCCAAGGCCTGGTAGGCCGGCTTCTCCACTACGATGGTGCGGCGCTCTTCGAAGGCGGCGCGCGCGGCGGTCAGCGGGAGCAACTCGGCCAGCTGCGGGCGAGTGTTCAGCTGTTGCATTTGCTTTCTCCTATGAATCATTCATCTGCGCTCAGTACTTCGCCTTTGTTATGCGTGATGGTCTAATCTTCCTTTGGTTTTCCCTTCAAAGGACTGAGGTGAGCAAATGGTTAGGATCGTTACAGATGCGAAAGTTAACGATAAGCTGACGAAGCATGCTCTTGGCACGATTAATAAAAAAGCAGTGTTGAATGTGAAGCCCAATGTTCGGTCAGGTATAGCTGATATGGCTTGGTTGGCTATTTATAAATCTACGAATGTGACCTTTGCGAGTTCGGTAAAAAATAATTGGGCGCCATTTTCCTTCAAGTTAGATCCAAGCAGTACTGCTGGGCATAAACAAGAAGGTTACGTTGTTTTTGGGTCGTATCGACTTGATTTCCAAGGGTACGAGAGCGATAAAAAGCATGGGAACTGGCAGATTCAAACTGGGAAGGATTCAATAGCTAAGGTTCTGATGATTACGAATCATGAGATCACCACTGATCAGTTTGCGGAGGCTCTGAGAATTAGCCTTGAAGAACAGAAGACGGTAACTATTGCGGAAGGGGTCGAGTCTGACGAAGAGGACGAATAGGGGATGGCCTTTCGGATATCTGCTAATTGCACCTCTTGGGCGTGGTTGTTTAGTGGGAAGCCCAGTTATGGCTTGGGCTTTCCGTGCTTACATTCGCCTTATGTCAGTGAGCATTTCGCGGCTCGCGCGGATTGTTGCTGTACTATGAGGGCTGTTGGTTACATAACGATCTCCTTCCCACTGTTGCAGAATTAGTGGACTAAGCTTTCCCCGACCTCTCGCGCAGCAAGGAGCTCCTGGTGAACGACTCTGCGGAACCTCAAGAAGCCAAAGCTCCAATCGTGCTCTGTGTGGCTTGTTGTTCGGAGCTGAGAGCGGGCGCGTCTATCTGTTCTACATGTAAGACGTATCAGAGCCGCTGGCGGGGAGGGGTGTCATACGCCGCCAGTGTTGCGGGTTTTCTAGCCTTGCTCGGATCGGCGTTGGCTTTTATATATTCAGTGGCAGCTGAGCCGATGAAGACAATGCTCTTTGGTGATAGGGTTTATATATCCTACTTGAACTATCCGGGGACGTTGGTTCTGGTTAACTCAGGCTACCAGGATGTTTTTGTGACGAATTTGAATTTCTATTGGTCTGATGGCAATGCAAATGAAGAGATTCAAATAGATAAGCCCATTCCCAAGCGAGGTTTTGTCAGTGTTAATTTGGACTACATAGATCGCAGGTCCGCTGCTGGTCCAAGAATTCTGCCAAGGGAAAAGGCTAATGAGAATAATTATGTGTGGATTAGCAGTCATGACGATAAAAATATATCAGACTTGGTTCTGGAGTCCGCTCCCGGCTTGGGAAGGAAATGCGTTATTTACAGGTTTATGACAAAAGATGCGCCGCATATTCAGAGAATGAATGCGTTCTGGAAAGATTCCGGTCGCCATCTTTCAGTTGTTGGAATTCAGGCAGAGGTAAACTGGCTGTCTCTGGACTCAGGAAAAGCACGATCTGCTTCAGTATCAAACATCGTAATGGGTTTCCAGTACGATCCTGAGGCCGGTTGCAAAGAAAGTGATTGGTTCAAGTGATTAGCAAGTTGATTATTTATAACTGGGTGATGAAGTCCTGTACGCTGTTTAACTGTCTGCGAATCCATTCCTCGCCAGCGCGCTGGGCGGCATCGAGGCTCTCGAAGTTGTCGGTGTCCGGGGTGAGGCCGCAGCCTGGTTGCCACCGGCTCAGCACATGCAGCGCCTGCGGATATCGGCGATGGTGGGGAGCCTGAAGGCTCAGGCGGATCGGTGCGCAGTGATCTGCGCCTGGACAGCGACACGGACGAGGCGTGGAGCCAGGTAATGGATGAGTTGGCGGAGACTGACGGCCTGGTGGGGACCAAGCTCGGGGACGGGGCAGCAGGCCTGGAGTGGCAGCTGAGCGAGGAGGAGGGCAAGAGCGCCCAGGGAGAAGAGGAGGAGCTACCGGCCGACTTCAGGATGTAGTACTTGCACGATCAACCTGCTCCGTTTTGATTGACTGTCAGGATGAGCAGGGTGGCACAATGCCGCTTTTGAATGGAGGACTTATGAAACGGATTTTTACTGCTGTTGTATTGTCGTCGGTCGCTCTGCTGGTACATGCAGAAAGAGACACCTGTGCAGAAATAGCTGACGCTGCGGAAGTGTCCATGCAAGCTCGTCAGATGGGGATGACGATGGTTGAAATGGCGCGTTCATTAGACGAATCGGGCGTTCCAGCAGCGCAGAAGAAGGTGATCATGGGTATCGCGGCGAAGGCATACAAACGCCCGATGGTCGAGGGCTATGCAGTCAAAATGAAAACTGCCAAAGAGTTCGGTAACGAGGCCTACATCGGCTGCACCGGCGGCTGATTCACCCTTCCAATAGCCGGGGGCACGAATTAGGCGTCGGTCCTAAGCTCCCCGGCTGCCCACTTCTGCTCGAATTCGCGCTTGGCCCTGAGCTTGTGGTTCTGGCACTCGACCATCTGCTGGTCGGTCTTCCAGTTATCGCAGCCGCGAGGCGCCTGGTAGAGCTTTCCCCATGCAGCGTCATGCTGACGCTGTGACTCAGCAGCAGCCTTCATGACCTGGGTGTCGTATTGATCGACCTGATGAATAGGCAATGAGGCAGGGCGGAGTTGCTATTGCTGGCGAGCAGCGGTGCCGAGGCCCTTGCCGTGCTTCTGCAGCATCTCCATAACCTTGGCGGCAGAGCTCGTCGCTGGCGTGTCTGCGCGGCTACCAAGTGGCGCGGTGCCGATCCCAGTCCATAGCCACTCGACAGAGCAGCCGAATGCCTTGGCAATGGCCTCGATGTTGTCGCGCCTGGGGCTCTTCGATTCGCCCCTGATGATGCGGTGCACGGTGGGCTGGTTGATGCTGGCGCGGCGGGCGAGCTCTCCCGCGCTCCACTCGAGCTTCTGCATCTTGGCTTCAATCCGTTCGCCAATAATCATGGTTTCGCCAATAGAAAACGTATGGTCCGAGTGTATTGCTCGGATCAATACGTGTGCGTGTTGCAATCAATACTTGAGAGCGTTGATGGTCTTCATGAACGTCAAGGAAATGATCGCCGCGATGTTCAGTCGGCGACTGCCTGGCGAACGCCACGCTGGCGATGGCGAGCGAAGCGGCAGACGTGGCGAAGGCCGCCATCGAGGCGCTGGCCGACGGCAAGGTCACCCGATGGAGTTCAAGCGGATTGATCGGGAACCCCTTCGACGCGGATCCGTCCAGCTACGATCCGGACCAGGAGGACTACTACCTGGAATTCCGCTTCCATCACTCGGTCGTTGAGCAGTTCGCGCAAGGATCCTGCGACGCACCCGGCGCGGTACTTGGATCCACCACCTTTGCCGAACTGGCCACCCACCTGCAGGGGCTATTCGAATACGGCCTGGACAACTTCCGCCTACTGCACCGACCAGGCTACGTGGATCCGCTGTGGACACTGCTGCACAGTGACGCAAGATTCCTCGCACCAGTCGACCGCTTCTTCTATCGCAGCTACTACAAGACCGCTCGGGGCTTCTCGGGAAAGAACATAGAGCTGATGCTGGGCAACGCCATCACGCTCTTCGCGCGTAACCGAACGGACTTCCTGTCCTGCTGGGCTGCACTCAAGTCGTTGCCAATATTCCCGCTGATCGAGGAGTACTACCGGGAAAAGGGCAGGTCCACTACCCGGCTGAAGAAGCACTTGGCCAAGAAACTAGAGGAGCGGCATATCCGCTACGGAATGGCCGCTTGA